ATTAATTCAATCAGTTGCACCAGGTGAAAATCTTACTAAAGAACAGGTTGCAGATGCTGGAATTAAATTAGCAGACTTGCCACCACAAACACCAGTAGATGTTCGCACATCTGAAAATGGTGATTCAGTTGTAATTACAGCAGAAGTTGCAGTTCAAGTTGAGTTAGTGTCAGACCCAGCAGCTTTTGCAGCAGAATTATTTAATGATCCAGGAGCAGCATTGTCAGCACTTGGAAGCATTGGGGCAGATATGACTCCAGGTGAAAGAGAAGAAGCAACAAAAATGGTTGTGGCTACAGTAGTAGCAACAGGTGCAGCATTAAATGCTGTGGGTGCTGTAGCAGGCGTATCCACTGGAGGATCTACAGGAGGCTCTCGCTCAGGCGGGGGCAACTCAGGTGGTTCAGGTGGAGGAGGAGCCTCTGGTGACTCCAAAGGAATGAGGAGAAGAAAGAATGATTAACTATATTAAAAAAGTAATTCAAGATATGATCGATCAGCTTTGGACTCTATTAGGAATGTTTATAGCATGGGTTGTTTTGGACGGAAGTGCAAAAACAATTGTTGGTTATGCAATTATTTGTACATTAATTGCATGGGCTATAACCTATCCTATTAGAAATAGAAATGAGGAATAATGAAAAGTTTAAATAATGTTTTAATGCGTATTGTTGCAGTATTTGCAGCATCTGGTCTAGGAGTAATTGGTGCTGGTGCAGTTGCTGGTATTCCAGTAATTAAGGCTGTAATGGTTGCTGGTCTAACAGCAGTAGCAGCAGTTATTGAAAAATTAGCTCGTGCATTTATGGATGATGGAAAGCTCACATTAGATGAGATTAACGCAGCATTTGCTTCAGTAGATACTAAGGCAAAAACAGTTGCAGATCTACAGGTAGAAGCACGTCAATCAGGAGCACCTATTGTTATAGAGGCAAATCCAGCGATGGCAGAAATTAAGCCAGAAGATGACCCAAGTTACAACTAAAGACGTAGAAAATGCTATACTAGTATTATGAACACTTATAAAGTTGAATTAAAGGTAGATATGGAAATAAATGCCTTTAACGAAGAAGACGCTAAAGATTACGTTAGCGACGTATTTGGCGTAGATGAAGAAATTAAAAATGTTTATATTACTAAGATTAAGGAAAAATAATGGCAACTGGATATTCACCAACATCAGCCATGAAATCAGCAGCTCGTAAGGCTATTAAGTTTAAAGAAGACGGAAAAGCAAAGGGAGCTGGAACTGCAGTAGGTTGGACTCGTGCACATCAAATTGTAAGTGGAGAGTCTTTGTCTTTAGATACAGTTAAGAGAATGTATTCGTTCTTTTCACGTCATGAAGTTGATAAGAAGGGAAAAGATTGGGGCAACCAATCAAATCCTTCAAATGGATATATCATGTGGTTAGCATGGGGTGGAGATTCAGGTTTTTCTTGGAGCAGAAATATTGTTAATCATGAAAAAAATATTAAAAAGTATGATGATTCTGAAGAATTATCAGAAGAAATTAAATCTATTCTTAACGAAATAATTGATCCTATTACAGAGACAGTTATATTTGAAGAAGAAGGTGAGTTAATTAAAATGGATGGTCAGGCTAAATTAGAAACAGAAAAAGCAGCATGCGATTGCACAATGTGCAAAGAGCAAGGCATTTCATGCAATCAATGCGAAAAGTGCATGAGCAAGTCTTATGAATCAGATAATGAAGAAATGGACAAATGGGACAACATGCAAAAAGCCTGTTGGACTGGATATACTCAAGATGGCATGAAGGAAAAAGACGGAAGAATGGTTCCAAATTGTGTTCCAGTAAAGAAAATGGAAAAAATGGAAAATAATGATAGTATTTGGAAAGGCTTATTAGATCCATTTGATCTTACTAAGCGTGATTTTAATTCAAAGCAAAGAAAGCAAATGGCTGAATCTGGTGCAGCAATGCCAGACGGATCATATCCAATTGCAAATAAAACAGATTTAATGAATGCAATTCGTTCATGGGGTCGTGGCGGGGCAGATCCAAAAGTAAAAGAGCACATTAAGCGTCGTGCTAGAGCATTGGGAGCAACAGATATGCTTCCAGATAATTGGAAATAATAGTTAAATATAGTTGACAGGGGCTTAGCATTTCATGTATAATAATACATAGGGATGCTACGCTTTACTATTTAGGATAAAATGTTACATTTAAATACGCTAGGTGTAGAAATATTTATAAATAAATCAAAATCCAATATTTTAGACCCACACTGGGACAATTATGATTTAGTTATTTGGCGAAAAGACTCTACAGGATTTACCAATATAAAGGGTATGTTTAGAAAAAATGCCTGGGGAATAGCTGAAAAGATTTCAGTTAATAATAGAGGAACTTGGGTTCTACCAAAAAAATATGTCAAATATTTTAAATGATCTCGGAGTAGATGAAAAAGATTTTGATTGGCAGCACCTTGCAATTTGTGCAGGAATGGATACCAATTTATTTTTTGACAAATATGAGATAGATATTAATACATCAAAGAATATTGATGAAATGTGCCTTTCTTGTCCAGTAATGAAAATTTGCTACGATACAGGTGTTGAAAATAATGAATATGGAGTTTGGGGAGGCATTTATTTAAATGCTGGCCTAATAGATAAAATCAGAAATCTACATAAAAAGCCAGATGTATGGAAGAGGTTAAAGCAAAAAAATGTTCATTGATAAAGATAAAGATCATTTTAAATATGGGATTAACCAATGGAATGGCGAACCAAATAAGCCAGTATTTTATAATAAAGAAATGGCCTTGGGAGTCAGGGCTTTAAAAAAAGATTTTCCTAGTTTGCAGATGGATATTGTTCAATATCCAGAATTTTTAGCTATAAGATTATACGAAGATAACTTTATACAATTTGACGGTCTCAAAAAAGAGATGGTAATTGATTGTGTTACAAAAGTAAAGAAGTTAATAGAATCCTATGGAGTAAGATGCGAACTGGAAGGTCAACCAAGTGAAAGAATATTATGATCGTGTAGTTGTTGTATTTATTCATGAAGAGGCTGTATACGGAACTATAGATAAAATGGGGGCATTTGCATCCAAGGTTAAATACCAAAAAAATGGTATTAGCTATGAAGTAAATTTAGAAAATGAAGAGTTTTCTATTATTGATGAAATAGTGTTTGAACACACAGAGGAAGAAGACTAATGGACAACGTACTATGTTATTCTTGCAATAAGACTAAGAATAAGTTAAATGTAAGAAAATCTACATTGTTTCCGATCAATTTATTAATGTGCGAAACATGCATTACATCTAGATTTGAACCACGCTGGATCATTATTTTGGCAGGCCGTCAATTAGGACCAGAGGCAGTAAGAGATTTTGTATTAAAAAAGCGCTATATTGGAAATGAGATATCAGCTTCTGAATTATTAATCTAATTAGACTCAATACACTGATATAATTAGACATAATGTTAATTGATGCTAATAGCGTAGCCATAGTTATTGCCGCCTCCGTATTATCTGGAGCTGGAACAGCAATAGTTTCTTCATATGGTGATAATAAAAAAGAAAAAATTCGCCAAAAAGAACGATATCACGATCAATTAAAAATGGATTTAAAAGATCTTAAAATTCAATTATTTGAATTAGAAAAAGATTTAGATAATTGGAAAGAAAAATATTATAATACCCTTCAACAATTAATTTCAGTAAGGGCTGAGCTCGAAGAAACTTTAATTAGCTTATCATTAATTAGCATGGAATGCAGGGAATTAGAAGGCTAGACCCCAAAATATATAAATAGTATACTAGTAATATGACGTGTATAGTAGCTATTGCCCAAAACGGTATTGTTTATATGGGTTCCGATCATGCAGCATCTGAAGAAAAAAGCGGTTGGATCATGAGAAGAAAAGAACCCAAGGTTTTTAAAGTTGGTCAATATGGAGTCGCATTCACAGATTCATTTAGAATGGGACAAATTTTACAATATTCATGGAAACCACCAGTTTATATGCCAACAAAAACAAATTCTGGATTAGATAAATTTATGAGAACTAAGTTTATTGATTCAGTTAAAGATGTATTCAGGGCAGAAGGTTTTGGTAGCGTGTCTCAAGCTGGACAAGAGGATGAGGGCGGAATATTTATAATAGGTGTTCAAGGCAGAATTTTTACTATAGATGAAGACTTTCACGTGGGTGAAAATATAGTTAATTATATGGCAGAAGGTTCAGGCGGAATGTTTGCGCTTGGCGCCCTACATGCTACAAAACATCAAAAGAATCCTAAAATGAGAATGAAGCTTGCGCTTGAAGCTGCAGCAGAGTTTTCAATGAGCGTGTCAGCACCCTTTACATACATTCAGGTCTAGAGTATAATTGATTATATGAACTTTGATCAAGCAATGGATTTAAGAGGCACACCAACACACGTATGCCCTTGTGGTTCAGAACAATTTTTTATAAGAGCTATCTTTGAAGATTATGAGATAGCTACTTATTTTTTAGATATGCAATGCGTTAATTGTGGTACTTTATTGACCGCTCCAACGCCACTAGACAGAGAGAGTATGGAATAATGAGAAAATCAGAAAGACTTAGATTAGCTGAGTTTCAGATACTTAGATTAGAATTTGAAGTAGAGATATTAAACTCTATGCTCAAGACACTACTTGAAGCCAACAATCTACCAGAACCAGAATTAGATGCTGGTAAGTGGTATGATCGCCGTTTTAATAAAGAGTCTTGACAGATCTAGACTCTTTTAGTATTATTAAAGTATGAAAAAAATACTAATAACACTAATATCAATATCATTACTAATACCAATTTCTGCAAAAGCTGCAGATCCAGTGCCACCTACGTTGGCAATTTTAGATACAGCAATCAATACATCCCTTCCTATCTTTAAAGATAAGATAGTTTATGAGGCATGTGTTCTTGAATGGAACTCTTGTCCTAACGGCAAATCTTTTATGGGGGGGCCAGGATCCGCAGTAATGCAAGCACCATATATCAACAATAATGGATTTGATCATGGAACTCAAATGGCATCTGCAGCAATTTTGGCAAACCCAAATATTAAAATTGTTTTTGTTCGTATAATTGGAAGTACTTTAGGCGGAGTTAGACAATCAGTTGGTGAGGCTGGACTAGTAAATGCACTTAATTGGGTAAATGCTAATAAATCTAAATTTAACATTCAAGCAATTTCAATGTCACAGGGTAACTCATATTCAATGCCTGGAGTAAATTATTGTCCAGTATTATCTAATTTCAATGCCACAGTAAAATTGTTGTTAGGTAATGAGATTCCAGTATTTGTTCCAGCAGGTAATGAATCAAATTATACAAAAATTAACTGGCCAGCATGTGTTCCAGAAACTATTTCAATTGGTTCAATTGATAATACAAACGGAATGGCTTTATATAGTAACTACGATCCAATTTTGTTAGATTTTGTTGCTATGGGAACTATGCGCTTGACTTCACCAGACGGAACCGTTGGTAATAAAGTAGGAACTTCCACTGCAACTCAAGTAGCTGCAGCCCAGTATGTTGCACTTAAAATTGCAAAACCTAATTTAAATTCGACTCAAATTTTAGAATTAATGAGCAAAACATCTACTGCTGCTAGAAGTGGTAAACATGGCTCAGGTAAACTAATTGATTTGGATGGCGCATTAAATGGCTAGCCAAGTAACTATTCTTGAAGGAATCATTGATGAAATTAAGTTAGCTTTATTTCAAAAATGGGTAAATAATGTTCCACAAGATCAACAGTCTGATGAATCATTAGCGCCATTAGCAGCAAATGCTGCAGAAACAACTATATTTGTTATTCAAATGTATATGGATAAAATTAATGAGGCAGCAGAACAACTTCAAAACCAAGACTAGTATTGACTAGCCTTGATCTATTTAGTAGAATAGGTATCATGCAAACATTCTTACCAGAGGCGGACTTTCAATATACTGCAAAGAATCTTGATAGAAAAAGATTAATTAAACAGAGTGTAGAAAACTTACAGATTCTTAAATCTCTTTCAGGGATGTATGAGTCTGGAGCTTGGGGCAATCACCCAGCAGTCAAAATGTGGAGGGGACACGAAGATTTTCTATTCCTCTACAACGAAGCCATCATTAAGGAGATTATCCTACGTGGTTATAAAAACACCACGCACATCCAGTTTGATGAGATATATCAAGAAAATTTCTTAGGATTAGAGTCTGATGCACCATGGTGGTTAAATAACGATCAATTGCATTATACTCATAAGGGAAGATTGTTTGAAAAGAATCCTGAACACTATTACTTCTATAGTGATTTTGCAGATTATAAGGAAATGGGATATACTTGTTGCGAATCATGTAATTACTACTGGCCAACCCATGTTGAAAAACTATGATAGTAACAGATAAATCCTTTGAAGAAGTTATCAATTCTAATCAACTAGTCTTAGTTGATTTTTGGGCAGAATGGTGTGGGCCATGTAAAAAAGTTTCCCCTATTCTAGATGAGATATCAAATGAGACAGGGCTACTCGTCGGTAAGTTAAATGTTGATGAGAATCCTGAAAAAACTATTGAATATGGGGTTTCTTCGATACCAACTATGGTATTATTTAAAAGTGGTCAAACAGTTCATAGTATAGTTGGTGCAAAGCCCAAACATATTATGCTAAAGGAGCTTTCAGAATGGCTGTAGAGGATGCAGATTTTTTAGAATTTGAAATCTGGCTTAAAAACGGTTATGATCGTGGGTGGATATCAGATGTATTTTGTAATACACATGATGCTGCACCAATGGACGATGAAGAAATGCAAGAATGGGAAGAAGGCGGGGATCCGTGTTCTTTCCATGTAAAAGTAATTGAATTACACTAGTAACAACATTTTAATTTTATAAGTGTCTTACATAGTGTGAACTATCACAAGTTTCTGTGCTCAAAAAGAGGCAGAGGAAATAAGGAGAATAAATTAAATGAACTCATTTAAGAAAGTAAGTCTAGTCATCGCTGCAGCCTTGGCTGGTACAGTTCTTAGTACGGTTTCTGCATATGCAGTACCTACTATTTCAGTATCTGTTAACACAGTTGCAGATACAGATGCAAATACATTCGCAGGTGCGGCAGTTGTAACTGTTCCATCTGATAATAAGGTAGACGCTGCAGACGCAGTAAAGTTTGCCCTAACAGGTATTGATACAGGAACAGCAGTTACTATATCAACATCAGGAGCATTTATTGTTCCAGCACTATGGGTATCAACTTCCCCAGTTACATCTGCTTCAGGATTAACCTCATATACAGTTAACACTGGAACAGGAACAACAGCAGAATTTTATGTTTACACAAAATCAACTGCTACAGGTACAGTAACAATTATTAATGCTGGTAATGCATATGTTTATTATGTAAAGGGTACCGCAGGTCCTGCATATAACCTTTCTACAACAGTTGCAGATTCTACAAATACTTCAAGCGTTATTGAGTATTCAACAAAGGTTACAGACGTATTTGGTAATATTCCAACAGCAACTACACCAGTAGTTACAGTAATTGGCGCAACAGTTTCAGTTGCATCAGCAGCATCAGATGCTACAACTGGTATTTCAAAGGTTACAGTTACATATCCTGCAGTAGCGGGGAATGCAGCAGTAAATTTTGCAATTACGGCAACAGATGTTGACGGACTTCCAGTAGCAGTTAAGTCTGTTACAAAGTTTGTAACAGTTTCTGACCTTGCAACTGCTCTAGCAACAGAAAAAGCTGGACGCCTAGCGGATGCTTCAGCAGCAGCCAAGGCTCTTGCAGATGCAGCAGCTAAAGCAGCAGCAGATCTAGCAACAGAAAAAGCTGGACGTGCAGCAGACAAGTTAGCAGCAGACAAAGCCCTTGCAGATTCAAAGGCTGTGGCCGCAGTTGAACTTGCACAGGCAAAAGCTTCTGCAGATCTTGCAGCAGCAGCATATAAGGCAGAGTTTAATGCTCTAGCTACAAAGTGGAACAAGGCTAATCCAAAGGCTAAGGTTGCACTAAAGAAGTAAATATTTAATTTAAAGGGGCAGGATCTAACGGTCTTGCCCCTTTATTTTTTAAATGCTAGAATAGTACAGTGGAATACATACAAGAAAAAATAAGAAAAGAAATAGCGGACGAAATAAGATATTTAGAGTTGCCTCCATACTGGAGACCATACGAAGTCATTAGATATATAGTAAGGATAATAGAACATGGCCAAGCACCACGACAAAATTAAAAAAGCATTAGAGCAAAGAATTGCAACAACTCCAAATGGTGCTGGATATAAAAAGCCAGGATCAATGAATAAAAAGAAAACTGGATATCGTGGTCAAAAAGCTAAGGGGAATAAATGAATAATAAATTAACAGCAGGACTACTTGGATTAGTAATTGCATTTACTACATTTTCTGGATTTAATGCATTAGCAGAAACAAAAGCTATTTCAAAAGAATGGGTTATACAAGATAAAAAAGTAACACCAGGAGCATTAAATAAATCAGTTACACAAGACAATATTAAAACAACAGTGTGTAAATCTGGATGGACTGCAACAATTCGTCCAACAGTAACTTATACAAATAAACTTAAAGCAGAACAATTAAAGACTACATATAAATCTTATATAGCAATTTGGGGTCCAGAAATGTCTGCATATGAAGAAGATCATTTAATTTCATTGCAATTGGGTGGAGACCCATCAGATTCAAAAAATCTATGGCCAGAACCATATTTTGGAAATGGTGCACGTAAGAAAGATGTTGCAGAAACAGCTCTAAAACGTTTGGTTTGTGATGGAACAATAAAGCTTGCAAATGCACAAAAAATGATTGCTACAAATTGGGTGGCAGCTTATAATAAGTATGTAACTAAATCTGATACGCCAGATAATTCGGATGGTTAATGTTTAACGATATTTGTGAAATAGCGGGTTGTAGTCAGAAAGCAACCCATATTGGTGCTCCTCAAAGCGGCATAATAGACCTATGCACAGATTGCTATAATAAGCTATATAAGAGTTAAAATGCTATAATAGAAGGATAGATGGCCTTCTAGACCCATCTAAATTAAACAACCTATAGGAGAAATAAAATGACAACTTCAAATGGAGTAAATCTTGAGGGATTCGGTAACACTGGAGAACAATCAGGAACAAACACAATCGATGCAAACTATTCACCAGCAATGGGATCATTCCCTGCAGCTGCAGATAAGTCAACACAAGGCAAAACTGGCCTTGGACAGAACGGTAAGTAAATATGTGCACGATGTGCGGATGTGGTAAAGAAGCATTCATGGGCGTAGAAATGCCTAATCAGAATGTTTACGATGTCGGTGCAACTGGATTAGTTTCAATGCCAGCAATGTTTGGAACAGATTCAATGAACACACTCGGAACAGAAACTGAAGAAGGACCAATGCATGAAAATGCAGAGCCGAAAGGCCCAATGGGAGAGGACATAGACTAATGTCAATGGATGGAACAGGCATGACGCCTCCACCAAACCCAGAGCCGTCAGGAGCAGTAACATCTGATAAACCAGCTAAAAAGAAACCTTATCAAGGTAGATTAAAGTCTGGCGTTCAAGATCAAAGAGCGGCGGTAAAAATAGATACCAATAAACATGGTATTCGTAGAGAAACAAATCCAAATGCTATTCCTAAAAAGACTAGCAGAGGACGAAAAGTCTAAAACTAATTAAATAGATACCCCACAGAAATGTGGGGTTTTCTATTGACAGGACTTATTATATTTAGTATTATAGACATAGTGCATTAAAACTAGAGAAAGATTATATATGATTAAACCAATTGGCGACATGGTACTTGTTAAAAAGGCTAAGAGTGAAGAAAAGGTAACCAAAAGCGGAATTGTTTTGGCGGGATTTACAAGTGATACTGGTCCATCAGAAGGTGAAGTAATTGCTATTGGACCAGGCGAAAGAAATTATTATACAGGAGAATTGGTTAGTCTAGATTTAATTGAAGTGGGAACAAAGATTCTATTCCCTCAACATGCTGGTACTGAAGTAGAAGATGATGGCGAAAAGTATATATTGCTTTCATATAAGAACATAATAGCTATAAAGGCTTAGCATGCTAGAATCAGAAGAATTTGATGAAGAATATGAATTAGAACGTAGATTAAGACACAAAAAGCTAAAAGACGCAATTAAGCAAGCATTTGAAGAAAATAAAGAACCTTTGAAGGGGTCAGAAAATGATTGATAGACTAGTCCATTTCTTTTTTAGGTGGGGTAACTTAAGAGAAGCGATCTTTGCTGAGGTTCATATGTATGATAAAGTAGATAAGAGTATAAAAGAATATAAAGAACAAGGCCCAACTAATCTAACATGGGCTGAAGGAGATATGTGGTATGGCTGGACATATAACCCTAAACTAAAGCGTTATTATTTTGATGATATTGGAAATGAATCTTTAATGGATTTATGGGCAGAACAATGGCTACGAGAGGCTAATATCAATGAGCAACTTTAATGCATTTTATACTCTAGAGTCAGGTGCTGAAAAGAAAAGAAAAAAGGCGGAAGAAGAAAAATACTGGAACTCTCTTAATAGTGCAGTAGTAATAGTAAAGGATAAAGATGAAAGATAGAACTATCTTTGTTATTGTAGCCATAGCCATGATATTGTTTTCAGTTGGTATATACCATTCAATTAGTCATATTCCTACTAGTCAAGATCCAGTCATTCAGCCAGAAATAGTAACTGCTACACATGTGCCTAATCCAGGCATAATTAAGCTTCCATCGGGCGGGGAACAAGAAGATGATACAGAACAGGAAGATGATTAATTATGTGGTCATGGATATTAGCCCTATGTGGTATTACTGGAACCTTTATTGTTGGAACTAAGAACAAATTAGGCTGGGTGGTCTTATTCTTTAATGAAACCCTATGGTTAATCTATGCAACACAAACTAAACAGTATGGATTTTATCTTGGATCTATTGCCTATATGGCCGTATATGTAAAAAATCATAGAAGCTGGACTAAGTCTGAATCTATTTAATTATATTAAATTGGACCCATATTGAGCCCAATTAGTGAAGCGAAAAAGTGCGGCGGAAGAGAGAACACATGTTGAAAAATTTTCTAAATGGTTTAATATGCAGAATAAGAAGCCATGTCCTGATAGAAGCAGGAACCTGCCCATATACTGGATCAACCTATGATGTATGTACGAGATGCTTAATAATGATTCCTGTACAATTAGCTCAATGATAGAGAGAATATGAGTAATATGCATACCTATAACTATGAATGTGATATTTGCCATTCAACTATTGATATGGAGCTTAATAACGTAATAGAAGTTGATCCTAGTTGTCCTTGCGGAAATAAAATGGATCTCATATTCTATTTAAAATCTTCAGATACGAGGACGATATGAGCATTTGCATAAAATATGGGTGTAATTATGAACTAGACCTTGATGGTCAAATAACATGTAGTAATTGTGGTGCTATGGGAGATGATATGCCCAACCCAATTCAGACAGAATTATTTGAAAACCAAGTAGATTTCGAATAAAAGGCGGGAACAATGATGGCATATAGTAGATTCCTAGATAGTGATATATATATCTATCCTCATGTAAGCGGATATATAGAATGCTGTGGATGTTGGTTAAATGAACCACAAGATGAATATTCATTATTTGCAGCCAATGTAGAGATAACCAATGATGTAGATTTAGCTAGACATTTAAAGGAACATGCCAAAGTAGGTCATGATATGCCAAGCAACTTGCTACAAGAAATACTGCAAGATGAGACAAGGTATGGCTAAGATCCTACTATCCCCCCGCTTTTAAAACGTCTTAAAACCCCCTTAGAAGCCCTTTTTGACTGCATAGATATAGCATTTGTCTGAAAGAATAACTATTAATTTACTATCAATTATTACTAAATATTATATACTGAGATATATGTGTAATTGAGCATCCCCCAAACTCCCCATAATGCTCCACTTTGCCCCATATCTCTCCACATGGCATATATATGACATTCTGTCAATAGATGCATTTTGAGGGATTTTTGTCAACATGTCGTAAATGGATAAAATTGCCCCCAAATGGCATAAAATTGCCACAGAATTGGATCTAAAAAACATATATATTTAATTAAATAATGATTAAAAATGATGATGAAATCTCCTAAAAGGATCTCATTATGTGAGATTATCTAGAATTTCAGGCGATTTTATATGTCTATCGTAAAGCATTTTTTCTGCCCCTAATGACCACACAAAAATATCCACAAGCTGTGGATAACTTGTGGATATCTGGGGAGCTATATATGTATATTAAATCTATTTGTTATGTGCTTTAACTATTTCAGCCAAATGAGATGAGAGTAATAAGCCTTCTGATGTTACTTCATGTTCTACCCATTCATGAGTAAAACGTTCTGATTGTTTCTTTATAACTTCCGCCATTAGTTCAACTAATTTGTCTTGGTGATAGAGGCTATAGTTATTAACTAAGATACTTGCTACAATATGGGGGTTAAACCATACATTTTCTAATGCCGTTCCGATTTGTTCCGCCAACTTTTCTTCTGGAATTCTTTTAGCCATTTCCGCCTCTTTCTGTTAAGTTGTAATTCTATCAAATAGGGGAGAGATTGGCAAATTACTCTGCCAACCCCTCCGATCTATTTATTTACTTAGTCTTGTTAGACTCCGCCTCAAACTTGAGACCATTCTTTTCCGCCTCTGCTAGAGCGACCTTTGCTGCACCTGAGAAACGACCACGAGCACCCACTGTAATGCCTTGCTGCTTTAGATATTCACGCTTTGTTGCCATTTGATTTCCCCTTTCAAGAGAATTGTTCTATTTATTATATCAACTATTTACGATTCTGTAAATAGCTTTTCGCCTATATTTAGTTATTTTTTTCTGTAGTAAGATGTTTAATTAAACTAGCAATGAGGTTATGGGCCTCAATATTTTCTGTTTCTGAACCGCCCCATAAAAGCTGCTGGGCTATGTTTAATTGATTATTAATGTAACTCTGCGTCGCTTGCATCTTCGGTCTCCTCTTCATCCTCGTCGTCCTCAAACATTGAGTCGACCATGTATTCACGAGTCAACATCCACTGTTGAACATCCTCGTAGTGTTGCTCTGCGCCATACTCCAGGGAGAAGCCCTGGCCTGCCTCCACAGCCTCGCACAGGTGGTCCCACATCTCATCCTTAGTTGCCTTCATGACCATTGTCTCGTCATCAAAGTTATTAAGAATAGTAGACCACGTCCATAACCAAACCATTGACAATCCAAGGTCGGTGGTATCAAGAATCTTTAAACATTCGTTGAGTTTATCTTTATCTTCAGGCTTCATATGCTAACTCTCTTTCATTCCATTCCGCTAATGTCTTGACAGTAAAGTCTTTCCCTAAATTATAACAGTAGAGCACAGCATCCGTCAAAGATTCAGTCTCATATATTGGGATAGATAAAGGTATATCTGTTTTATCATAGACTTCAAATAGATCGATTCCTCCAGGTGAGCAAGAGTATTCCATTTCCAGGATTTCCAAGCTTGGCTCGTATGTCATACTTTTTGCCCTTTCTTTTCTCCTATAGCAAATGATAATTGATAGGTGAGTTCATATAGGGCTACCAAGGTATCTAGTGCTCCTTCACATTCTGTTCGGACCATAGAATCCATTGCCTCTTCGGTTTCTTCTTCCCGTTCAATTGCGTCACCAAGTTGTTGCTCTGCAATTAGCATTAGGTTTTTTAGTTCCCCGTGCATAATGTCAAGGCCCGATACTCCAGCATTAACCAAACGTTGTAAATGGGGCGGAAGCCCAATGTCTTCATTATTCATTATCATACCTTTCGTTAGTAGAGTTCATTATATCAGTCGCTACTGACATTTCCTGCTAATACTGGATTTTCTATATTAAACTTATCATACTTAAATGTCATATACAGATGTGCATGACACTTCTTATGATAAAGCTTTTTATGCTTTTTCATATCTCCCGCTTTTATGGCGGTGGAACAAAAGGCACAGAAAGCAATCCTACCCAATCTATCCAATGACCATATACCTAATTGACCATTTTCTTCTAGCATTTTAAGATTATAGGCTTTACGCCTTTGGTCATATTTATTCATTTGAGTTCATTATATCAGTAGCCACTGACAATAAATGTTCGGTTGCCACAATTTGTCCTTCTATATATTCAACTAGTAATGTGTCTTCAGGTCTATGTTTATCTAAGTCCTGGTTAAGACTAATTAGATGTATCTTCATATACTCTATGAACTTAGATGACTTAGTCAAAATAGCCCTCGGCCCATAGGCCTTGCATAAAACTAACAGCCATTTCTAAATCATTCCTTAGTTCTGTTTTATCCATTAAATCGGACGGGGTCCGAAGATAAAAAAGCTTTGCGTCATGTACAGCATTAATCATCTTGTTTAGATCGGATTCAGTATAACCTAGCATAAGTAATCCTCATCTCCTTCTTTGATATCATAGAACTTATTAAACTCATCTTGTATGAATTTATCTCCTGACATTTCTGCAAATTGTTTATCTGCATAGTACTGGCCCTCATCTAGATTATTATTAATCCAGTCCTCTAGTAATTGTTCTGCTATATCTTGGTAGACAGCGTCAATTACCATTTGATTTACATCTTCTAAGAAACTTGCCATTATACTTCCGCCTTTCTATATTCAGGAACTTTTGTTGCTAAGTATATACTATGGGTCTGACATTTAGCCACAGCCTCTAGGTCTGCCTCGCCAAGCCAGTGGCAGTTGCCACAGATTTGGCCACAGTCTTCTTCTTCGCAGTATTCCATTTGGTCAGTTGCATCACAATCACGACACATATTGTCATATTCTGATTCTGAGATAACTTCTCCACGAAGGAATTCCATTTCCCCACCCCAGCCTGTCTCTTCTTCATATGATAAAGTAAAGAGTAATGTTGGGTATTGTGCAGACAGTTTTTGAATAGCAGGTAGAGGACGGCTCCAAGCAGTTTCAAAGTTGTAATGAACTACATAGTTTTCACCGTTCTCGGCTTCCTCCATATTAGTATTAGGATACTTGTCATCCTCGGCTACAGCCACATCCCATTTGGTGCCCCACTCACGATTATTAAAGTTATACCAATCGTTAGATTCAAACTTTATATAATCAGCAAATGTTTGGTCAGGATTTTTGGTCGGCGGTTGAGAATGATATTCCTTCTCAGTAACACCATGGTCTAGATAAGAATATATATTATGAAAAGCAAAGATAGGATTAACATACTTACGTTGTTTAATCTCAAATGATAAATCACCTAATGGTTCAATAGATTGAACAAATGGCTTATTCATCTGTTTAATTAAAGATTTAACTTGCTCAGGATTACCTTCTATAGTTAATCCGTTATACACCCAATTTGGCATATTATATCCTTTCGTTGATATGTTCCAATTATACAATGGACCACTGACATTTGTATAGGGTATATCGTGTGATACACACCACATTCCCCAGCTTTGTGGTCTAGATCACCAAATTTCAGGCGAATTTATATTGACACCGTAAGGAAATTTTGATACCCTCATGTCTTTGGGGGCATATAAAAAATCCCCCAGATCTTACCTGGAGGATCTCTTATTAAGGCTGCTAGGATAACCAACGAAAGTAAAAACCTGCATTATTTAACGACTTGGCGAATGCCTCATAGCCGCACCTTTACTTATTTAGTTATACTGTAAGCAATTCATTCAAAGCATATTTCTCACAGAAGGACGAAAGGTCCTGTGTAAAAATTGCTTCGTTTTTCATGCCACGTACTTTATTATCAGTGTTAGCAAAACTATCTTCTTCATGAAGACTAAACGTTTGCTGCTTCCAATCAATAACAGGAATCTTGTGCTCGTTGTCACTAATTGAATTAATAGTTAATCCCCAACCTGTTTCCATATTCCATTGGTCCCCCACTAGTTGACTGATAGCAATACGTGTTGCATATGATGTATCACTCCAACGTGGACGTGCCTTAATTACTGCGTCTGCCAAATTACTAAGCATTTGGTGCCCTGCCCAGTGTCCATATAGTACTAATGCATTTGCATTCTCGTCTACAAATACAAAGTTTGCTCTGTCTCCCATTTTATTCCGCCATTTCTATTAGTTGTGGTATTTCTTCTTCCTTATTCAATTGTATAATTTCATATGAGACTTTGTCAAGGGCCTCTTTGAACTTATTATAATGGTGGCCACAGAATGCTAACTCACCATCTACTAGTTTAATTAAATACATAGCTTGGGCCGATTCTCCACACTTATCGCATGGGGTCCACTTATTTAGATCATCATAGGTCATTGTCTAGTGTTCCAAACTCAATACGGTCTGCGACCCAATCAACTGTCCCACCCTCATCATGGTCTTCTGCCCATTTACGAATGTTAGCAATGATTACTTCACGAGAGAATTTAACCCCGTCTTCAAAACCGTCTTGGTAATCCACCTTAGCTCCTTTGGTATCCTGTAGGCTCATGGTCTGCAACATAAGATTCAGTTAATTTAAACTTATCTCGCAACCTACTTACTTTCTCAATGCTACCAGTTCCAATGTTGAATGTCAATGGTGTCATAGCCTCAGGGTCCAGGCCTGTGATTTGTGCATCCCAATAGGCCATCTCCATGGACAACCTATCGGGAGCGGTGAGTTCAAAGTACATTAGTTCTCCCTTACATTTGTAACTTCGGTGTCATCTACTTGGATGTTACCGTGTTGTGATTCAACATAAAGATTGTCGTAGATTTCTGATTCAATATCTGTATCTGAATCAGCAAGCAAATCTAATTCAATAGTTCCGCTAACTTCAATAGTTGCAGACCATTCAACTGTTCTAGTTAATTCAATATCAAGTGCTTCAGCAATTGAACGAAGTGTTTCTTGGTCATCTGAATCAGCATATGCTTCAGTAATAATATCTTTAACTAAACTAATTTTGTTAGTCAAGGAGCCGTTTGTTTTTTGAGTTTGACGTGCATTGTGCAAATCCCATTCAAGAGATGCAACCTTGGTAGTTGCATATTCAGGGTCAGAGTATCCGTGGATAATCTTATATGTAACTAATTGATTTGGATTGTACTTTTCTGCATCTGACAGTGGCAGATTGTTCATTGATGTTTCTTCCATTTTTTCCTCTTTCGTTTGGTTGATAGGTAGTATTGTAGCAGGTACCACTGACAAATGTCTATAGATTCAGGCAAATTTATTTGCCTCTCGTATGATCAAAATTGTGCTTTTAAGCTTGGGGGCATTTTCCACGATCTGTCAAGCTTCCACGCCCCGAAGGGTTGAGCAGTTTTAAATCGTGCTCAGGATTTTATTTTTTTAGAAAGCAAAAATTAACTTTTTGATTTTGTTTTTTTCTGCAGTTAGCACAGGGTCAAATCCAGATGCGCCAGCCATTAGTGATTCAGAATTACCACGAGATGTGCGGTAGTAATCTAAACGTTCAGTTAGCGCATTAAAGGCACCCCACTTTGTGCCTTTGATATTAGCATTGGTTGGTGAGTTATGATATAAATCATCAAGCAACACAACTTTATTTTCCCATTTAGTTAGGGCACCCTTAGTATCCTTTTCAGGCTTAGGATAAATTGTGCGAATCAACTTTGAGAATTCTGCATCTGTAATAGATTGAGAATAAAGTGCTTGCGCTTCTTTTTCGAATTCATCGAAATATCCAAGAGCAAGACCAAGAGTCTCACGAGCAACTTGAATGCGACCCTCAACAGATTGCGTGTGGCGAATCTTGAAAGATTGCTTTGCGCTTTTCATCGCTAAGTTTAATGTGTTTTGGCAAACAACACGAACAGGTGTGACGGCTGCTTGAACAGCAACAGACCCATCATGGCTTGTCCAAACAATTAGATAAAGTTTTGTAGCATCATTAGCGCCTTGTGGGTCTAATATCATTGTGCGTGGAATATCTACAGTTCCAAACACAACTTTACCCTGCTTTAATGAGCCAGCAGATTCCCAACGGCAATCAGCATTGGCATCGTGAATTGCATCAGCGAATGCAAATAGTTCTTCATTCTGTACAGGCTTGTAACGCTTGCCAACAGTTGCAAGGATATCTGTTCCACCGTTGAATGGGTTGTCACGAATAACGAGAGATGCATTAGAAACATCATTCCAAGATTCTGGTACGTGTTCAGTGATTGGAGATAAGCGAACATTCCACTTAGCCAACTTTGCCTCTTCGAGCATTGTTTGTGTTGTAACTTCTTCATCTTGTGTGAAGATACGATTGGCAAGGTTATGCCAAGCAGGAGCACCACGAAGAGCGAATGCGATTTCGCCGTTTTCCATTTCTAGATTATGAGCCATTTTTATTTCCTTTCGATTGGTTGATGAATTGAGTATAACATATGGGACTGACATTACCTAATCTAAAGAGTCATTTGTCCGAATTGTGTTGTGTGATCAATCTCACAAAATCTCGGGCGTTTTCCACAGGTACCGTAAGCCTGTGGATAACCCCTCAGTATTGGGGGCATCTCGCATAATGAGATGGGAAGTTAGGGCGGGATTCGGAAAGATCCCGCCCCAAGCTTATGCTAAGTTAATTTTAGACTTAACGTTATTAACAATTTCCATAGGAAGATACATAGCAGTTGTTTTCTTTTTCTTTACGCTATCAAACACGTATGCTTTAATGTTTCCTTGAAATCTACGCAGATTACTAAACACCAATTCGTTTAAGTATTCTTTGTCTATACCTTGCTCAGAATAAATAGTTAAATCATTTAATTTATTCTCGTCATAGATTTCTACTCGAAATCGGTTAGCCATTTTATTTCCTTTGTTAGTAGGGATAAGAATTATAGCATGGGAGGCTAGAGTTTGTCTAGCCCCCCAATTACTTAATTAGAGATACTGAGCAACCGCATTGTAGGTTGAAGTATTTACTGTTTCCTCATCTGTCATTTTCAGAATACGGATTGCGTTTTCGATTTCCTGCTTCTGCTCTAAGTATGAGTGCTTGTGCATTGTTACAAAGTCCTTCTCAGGTTCTTTTGGCATTTCCTTTTCGGATACTGTCAAATCGTAGTCAATGTTAAGTGTGTTGTTCCAAGAACGATAACTAGTACGGAAGTTCTCAGCCTTCTTGATGTTAGCAACTGCAAAATCGCTAACCTCTTTTTGCCAAGCCTTGCGTAACTTTTCATACTTTGCTTCGTTTGCTTCTTGTGAAGTGTAATCTGCCTCTAACTTTCTTAGTGCAGTTTCTAGTGCCTTAATTACCTTTGGTGTTGCGATTTTTACTGAGATTGCTTTGCCTCTAGCCATTTGTTAGTTTCCTTTTCGTTGGGTTTAGTTGGAAGGGTGAGCAGTTTTAACTGTCATGCTCAGGACATTTCCCGTGAGGGGAATTAGTTAGGAACGCTTGTCCAGCGTTCTTTTCCATTTACATCAAGCAAAACACGACTCACACCGCTTGGGTGATTATCTACTGCTTTGATTGTGCCTGTTACACCGCTATTACTAGTTGTGTAACTCTGTCCGATTGTTAGTGTTGTCATTTTTTCCTTCTTTCGTTTAGGGTGTTATTGTAGCATAGGCTACTGACAATTTTCTATCTATTTTGGTGTGATAAAAATCACAAGTACTCTGTTAGATCGCCGTCCATGATTGAGTATAGGTCTACTCCCTGGGACTCTGCTATGGCTTCCCATAGCTCTTCCTCTGAGTAATTACCATCTGGATACCACTCTGCTAAGATAGAATAAAGATTACTCATCATAGTCCTCTTGCACTAGCCAAGCATCTAGGTGGTGTGCATCAACGATTGCGTGTGCGGGTGCGCTATCTTGACCACGCCATGAAATACCTTCAGGTAAAGATACTTCACGACCATAGTCCTCATCATAGTATGCATCAATAGCATCTATGCATGATTGCACCATAGCAACGGGAACGGGTGGGTAATGATTAGCCTGCAAGTGATAGGCTAATCCTGCCTCTAATGATAAATCATCTGCAAGGGCTAGTGCTGTTGTGTGACCCATTTATTCTGCAACCTTCAGAATTGCATAGGAACCGTTAGCGTTAATCTCATCAATGATTGGTTGCAGGCGTGGTGCGATTAAATCTTTTAGCATTGACTCTAGCATAAAGATACGGGTGTTTTCATCAAGTGCCATGACCTGTTGAGTTACTGGGTGGCCTTTCTTAAACTCTGTAACAAACTTTAAGTTATGTTCTACTATCATTTTTTTACCTTTCGTTGTTGGAATATGAGAATTATAGCATGACTCACCGACATTTATTGCAACACGCCGATGATTATTTAATTTATTTATGTGATTAATCTCACAAATTCCAGGCGTTTTCATAACTTGACGTAAGGCAAGTTTTGCCCCCACATATTTGGGGGCTGCATAGATATGCATCACTCTGCATTTTTATTTTTATGTTTGATCTTGCGTGTGTATTTTTTTTTATTGCGTACAGGTTGCGCCGCATTACTGCGACGCAATTCCTGAATTCGTTTTACTTTATCTCGAAGTGAAGTTTGGAACATTATATCCACTCGCTTCATGAAATCTTGTTACATCAAATCTCGGATTATCTTTCGCAAACATTTCTGCGAAATCGTGAACAGTTTTAGAAAATACAGCAGGGTGAGTTTTGTTGCTTATATACTTTAGAATTTCTGCAGTTGCGACATAGTCCTTGCGTGTCATCATTTCGTTACGACCTTTCGTCCTTCACGATAAAATATTTTTGTATAGCATTTTAGCGATGGCGTGTATAAATTAACTGTTGAATATTCTTTAGCAAATCCCCAGTCAATATATTTAGCAAATTCTTTATGTGCCTGCAATTCATCTGAGTATTGAAAAGTAAAATCAGGGACTGGATTTTCATCATAGGTTACAGTTATTTTATACATTATTCATTTACCCAATCTACTGTTAGTTCATCAGCAACATCAGCGATACAATCGCAAGGCTCAACATCATAATTATTTTCGTCTCCGAAAAATACAAATCCAGCACCGCCGCATTCATCGCAATTCGCTGCGATTATTTCTATGTATTCTTTCATTTTAGCCATTTAGGTTTTCCCTTTCGTTTGGTTGAGTTGTAATTGTAGCAGATAGCACTGACAAGGCTTCCGCCTTGCTTGCTTGCCGTGTTGCTAACACGTGCTTTTTGAATTCGTCTAAGTTCATTCGAACGCACCTTCCTCTAATAATCCTAATTCGATATTGAATAATTCATCGGGTGTTGCTTCGGATAAATCTACCCAGCCAGCACCTTCATTGTCCATACGGAAAATTTCTATGTATCCCATTATTATTCACCAACCTTCACCGCAATAGTTGCGAATTTATTTCGCAGACCGCCAGCATTTACTTCGATTAGAAACGCTTCGGTTTTTTCGCCATACCAAATTTCTGGGCGAGGTTCAGCAGAAACGATTTCGCCTGAAAAGTGGCGAGAGTTTGAGCGATAGGTTTTTCCTACAAGTAGGCTTTCGATTGTGTAGAGTTTGGTAGCCATTGGCAGACCTTCTTTCGTTTGTTGTTATGAATGGAATTATACACGAACGCACTGACATAAACTAATTACTAGCCAGTAATTCCAAGATGTGAGACGCTCAAGCCATGTGATAAATCTCACAAGATCTCGGGCGTGTCGTCCACAGATTTTCAGGATTTATCCACAGTTTACCGTAAGTTATCCACAGCCCCCACAAAAGCTGTGGGCGCATCGCCTTTTGTCAAGGCGACACACCGTTAGGCTAGTGTGATTTATCCCACTCTCTAAAGTCTTCGATCATCATGTGCCATACCATGCGCCCCATGTATAGGGCGGGAATGATAAGGGCTAATTGCACTAGAGTAGTTAGTAGTCTATTCATTACCAACACTCTTCACATGTAACAGTATCAACATCATCAAAAGACTCACCATATATTGGCTTACTACATATACAGCACTCTAATTTCATTACTTATTCTTCTTTCTCTTGTATACAATACGGGCGGTTACTAGTAAAGCGGTTACTATAAAGGTGCGATAAGGTAGATACACATCTCCCATATATGAGGTAAAGTCCATACCCCAATTAGTAAACTGTATGTGTAGTAGTTGTAGTTCCACTATTCGCCACTCTCCCAATCTAGTGTTAGTTCATCTTCATCATATTTAACAAGCGATATATCGCCGTTTTCAATAGCCTTTTCCCACTCTAGGTTTTCTTCTAATCCGATATACATATCGCTTACATCTAATTGGATAGTATCCCATTTACTCATCATTTGCTTTGTTCTTTCTCTAGTTGTTTAATAAGATTAAGGTATCAGATAGGTCTGACATTTACAAGGTAACACGCTACTTATGCAGTGTGAGTTGTCTCACATCTGTCATGGTGTGTAGCGGGTGCTAACACTACCTGCCCGCATGGGCAGAGATTCATTAACCCTTTAGGGTAATCATGTATGGTAGCGAAACGCTGACCAAAGATTGAGTTAGTCATTACTTAACCTCCTTATCTAGACAGTTAATGCAATAGCAAGCCTTACTAGAGAATAAAAACTTTAGTAGTGCCTTTCTATCATAGGCAGATAATCCATAAGATGACTTTACGCCACCAGTGTGATATTCATGCACAATTGTGCTAAATAGAGTTTCATTAAGTTGAGTCATTTTGACTCCTTTCTTGTTAATCACCTTGATTAACTTTCTTATAGTATTAACTATACATGGGGGGACTGACATTTAGAGCCTTATTCTGCAAGATTTTAAAAAAACTTTTGTGATACGCATCACATTAGCCTTAATAAACTAGGGCAATTCGGACATTATGGTCGCAGTATCTTAAATATATGTGTGTGTGAATAGTGCGTATCATACAAGAATTCGCTCCGCTAACATCGGAGAGATTTAAAAATGTTAATATGTATGATACAATAATACAATGGCTAATATTGGAAAAGGCAAGTTCTACATGGCAAATACTGCAACGCACAAAACTTGTCCAATTTGCGGGGAACTAAAAGAAAGATCAGAGTATTATAAATGGAAGTCCAGACAGGATGGCCTTGCTGCATATTGCATACCTTGTTTTAGGGAGCGAAATAAAAAGTGGAAGAAGGAAAATCCAGAAAAGTATAAGTCTGCAACTATTGCAACATCTAGAAAAATAAAATATGGAATATCTCGTGAAGACTATGCACAAATGCTAGTTGATCAGAATAATCAATGTGCTATTTGTAAAAAACAAATTGGGTGGGAAGCAGCAGTAGATCATTGTCACAATACAGATAAAATTCGTGGACTACTTTGTAGAAACTGTAACCTTGGTCTAGGTGGATTTAAAGACAATATTGAAACAATTAGAAAGGCTATATCCTATGTTAAAAACATGTAAGGTGTGCGGGATAGAAAAAAATATTTCTGATTTCTATGAACGTAGAAAAGATTGCAAGGATTGCAAAAATGCTGCAGCTAAAAAATGGAGAAAAGATAATCCAGAAAATACTGCAAGGAATTTAGCAAGAATGCGAGAGCGTACCAAAGAACGTAGATATGGAATTACTCAAGAGCAATTTGATCAAATGCTTGTTGATCAAAACAATAAATGCAAAATTTGTAGTATTGAATTTAAAGGCACAAAATTTACCCATATAGATCATTGTCATGATACAAATAGGGTAAGGGCTTTATTGTGCAACGACTGTAATATGTCACTTGGACAGTTTAATGACAAAATAGATATTATGAATAATGCTATTAAGTATTTAAATAAAGTAGTTGACTAGAATCTGATCAACATATACAATGTGAGGATGGCATCATCCAGAATTGTAATATGTGATCAATGTGGGCGGGAAATAGAAGTCCGTTCTGGATTTGCTCATATAACTTTATCTAATCATAAGAAACTTTGTAAAAAGACTTGACCTAACAAAATCTATAATGTTATACTAAATTCCTTGGACAGTTTTAGGAGATAATATCAAGGGTTTAAACTCCAAGTGCGATGATGACGGAAGTTGTAATTATACAATATCTTTCAGATAATAGCTACGGCCTATATGGTTCAACCGATGAATGGCGGATTTATAACCTGACCATTTCGGGGTCCTTTTATTTTTTCTATAAAAGGGTATAGGGTTTGTATGCTTAAATTCTGGAAGTTATCATTAAAAAAATAAATACAAATATAAAGGCTATAAGTCTAAAAAAATATTTTATTAACATTTAGTAGAATATGATAAAGCAGTCGACTAGGATTAATATGTCAGAAAAATTAGACACATCTTGCTTCACATATAAAGTTGAGATGATTATTCAAGTATTAGCAGAAACAGAGCCAGATGCCTTAAAGCTTTTAAATGACAAAGGTGGTTATGTTTCAAATAGAACTGTTAAGCTACTAGATTCTGTATCTTTAACTAACGAATAAAATTTTCGGCGGGAGCTAGAAAATTTCTCTTGCTATACTTGCCATATGAATGCTGAAAGCATCCTAGCATGAAGAGTGAAAAGCTCTCAATTGCAAAACAAAAGGCTATTCTTGCTAAATATTTGCAGGACTATAAGGAAAAACATCCTTGCGCTGATTGTAAAATAAACTTCCCCTATTATGTGATGGATTTTGACCATGTCAGAGGAATTAAGCACAAAAATGTATCTGAACTCATCCCTACTCTTTCGAAGAAGAAGATTGATGATGAGATCAAAAAGTGCGAAGTAGTCTGCTCAAATTGTCATCGAATTAGAACACATATGCGTAAAGAATCTAAGAGGTTAGGTAATGCTTGATTTTATATGGAATATAGTAATAGGTGCTACTTCTATATATTTTTTGGCTATCCTAATTCCCGCCCTAATTGCTTCTATAAAGGACTATTAAGAATATGCAAAGATGTAGCTATTGTGACCAATATTGATATACCTCTAAAATGGATTCTAAGGGGTCTAAGAGCTACTACTGTATAGATCATGTAGATAAGATATGGGAAGCTTCTTAAAATCCCGCCATTTTAAAAGCCTATGTGACCCAGAGGGTCCGAAGATGGCTATTCAGGGCTTAGATAGCCTGCAGAGGCCCTGTAAGGGATATGTCAGCAAATGGTTGCAGATGGGGAATGGGTTCTTCTTTCGCCGAAGCACTTTTTTCGCACTTTATTTTTTTCGCAATGCACTATATATTAATTAAAAGCACCAGTATTAGTAAAGTTAGCTGGGGTTAATGTTATTTATATTAATAAATTAAATAATTTTTATACTTAAACAGTTTGATATGTTCCAGTTAAACTAAAACTTTGACTAGTGGTCCAACTATTTGCTCCAAGAGGCGTATCTTTATCAAATGCTTTAATTTCTTTTTCATTTGACCACAAGGTTAAAAGATTAGAGTTGGCTGAAGTCTTACCCAAAATTGCATAAATCTTACCGTCACTTTTTACAACATGTCCAACAGTCATTAACCCTGCTTTAGCAGCATTTACTGGAAGTGTAATTGCAAAGTTAGATGCGCCTGAAGCAGCATTTACTAAAGACGAAGTATTAACACTTGCCATTGTTATTGTTGCAGAAAAATTACAAAGTTTTCCAACTGTTAAATAGTTTCCAACTTGACCTGTTGATCCATTTCCAGATGTAAAAGTCATTGATGTGCCAGATAGTGTTGGAGTATATGATGCTGGCGCACTTACTCCAGAGTCGCCCGCTGCACCTGTAGGTCCTGTAGGTCCTGTTAATCCAGTAGCGCCAGTCGCACCTTGTGCACCAGTTGTACCATTAGTTCCTTGTGCACCAGTAGTTCCTTGTGCTCCAGTTGTTCCGTTTGTACCCTGTGTGCCTGTTGTACCCTGTGTTCCAGTCGCACCTTGTGCACCAGTAGTTCCTTGTGCTCCAGTTGTTCCAGTTGTACCCTGTGTTCCAGTCGCACCTTGTGATCCAGTAAAACCTTGTGATCCTGTTAATCCTTGAGAACCAGATGTTCCTTGTGATCCTGGTAATCCTTGTGGTCCACGTATTCCGCCTAATACTGTTCCTGGTCTTAATTTTGACATTAGAGATCCATACTCATTACTGAAATTGTTATATCGTCCACACCGTTTGTTACAGCATAAAAATCTTCGCCAGCAGCTAATTCAATATCAAATGTACCTTCAGGTGGTATTCTTACTCCAAAATTTGAAGTACTTACTGATGAATTACCAACATAAACATATCCTTCATCAGCTAAGTTTTGTATAACTAGTGAAGTTGCTCTATCCATACTATCTGTATAATCTATTTTTGTAGGTGTTCCTTCTAGTCCCACCAATTTTGTTCTAATCATAATTATCCCCCTAATTTAGGATTTAAAATCTCTCCATATAGACTATAATTGTATCAGTTTTTTATTATTGACGTAATTTATTTAAGCAAGCAAAAACCCCAATCAGAGGCGGATCCGATTGGGGTCTGTTAGTTCTTGCGAACTACATACTGGGAACATTGTGGGATGCTACAACCAGTACATACTTAGTATAAAATACTAAGTGTTTTAAGTCAACTGTTTTCTTCAGAATCTTGCGGGGTAAATGAGGGGGATGGCCCAAGTAAAAATCCTTGATTATGATATTCAACCATTTTCTCTGTTTTTTCAGGCTCTATATTAGAAGCGATAAGGGTAAGGAGATCATATATGCGATGAAGCATAATATAATTAACCATAGGAAGGTTTTCTTCCAAATTTTGCGCTTCATTTAATTGTTCGTCCATTCTTTCTCCTTATAGTCTATTTGGCCATCTCTGATAGTGTGTTCATATGTTGATTGTTCTGATTCTCTAGCCATTTTTATTTACCGCCTCCGTTATTTGGTTATACAGGGTACTACCTATAAATTTTATATAGTCACACGATAGGCAATATAAAAAGATCTCATCTTCAATATTTTGATTAGCAAAAAGAGGACCTTGATCCATTGGACATTCCAATTTAGATACAAGGCCCTCTTCTGCTAGAGCTAAATATTTAGATACATACTGTATCTGTCTCAACTCAATCTCCTACTGCTTAATAGCGGTGGTATATTTCATATAATACACCTTTGCGGGTTTATTAAGACCCTTCCACGCTGACCAATCCTTGCCGCCGTTAGTCATATAATACGTTATCTCTGCGTTTATTACTGGATCAAATAATAGTACATTTGATCTCAGGTTGAACTTTTCTTTACGAGCAACACCTAGGTTTCCCAACATGTTAATCTGAAAAATTCCGTACGAACTGTCTCCAGTTTTTCTGTTACCATTATATGCCATTGGTCGTCCAGTAGACTCCCTCTTAGCAATGGCCCAAGCCGTTCTAAGGGCTTTACCTGTAAACCCAACCGCTGATAGCAGTTGCTTTAACTCTACATCTGATAGAGTCTCTCCAGGCTTATAAACAGTATTGCTGAATTTCTCCAGCGTTTCTTTTTTCAGTTGTATTTCTGTCTTTGGTTGTACTTTCAAAGCTTGAGCGGGAATCATAGTATTGTTTGTAAATAGAAACAATGTTATCATTACTATTACAGTGGTACTATGAGCTAAATCGCTCAGTTTTTGTTTTATATTCTCCATTGGCATTTCCTCCTTTAGAGATAACGAACTATAATCTTAACATTACTTAACAGTAGCTGTCAAGCTGGTCAACTAGAAAGAAATAATGAAAATATCTATATCAACACCAATAACTAATCTAAGGAACAAGAATGGATATGGTTATGCCACAAAATATATAGTTAATTCATTACAAGAGTTGGGCCATAAGACACCATTTCAAGATCCTAAATCTCCAGTTCAATTAAATTTTTCTCAACCAGAACATTTTAAGCTACATAAAAATCAATATCAAATTAGTTACACTCCATGGGAATCTACAGAAATTCCTAAAGAATGGAAACCATTCATGAAGGCATGTGATGAAATCTGGACAACATCTGATTGGTGTGCAAATGTTTTTGAACATAATGGATTAAAAAATGTTAAAGTATTTCCTCATGGAATTGATCCCATGTGGAGACCAAAAAGAAGAGATGATGATGGTGTAATTAAGTTTCTTCATATTGGAGAACCAGCTCCAAGAAAAGGCGGACAAATGGTAGTAGACGCATTTGCACATTTGTTTGGAGATAAACCTGGATACTCTTTAACTATTAAATCATATGGTCATAATACAACCCGCATATTTAATAATTATATAGATAAAAACATAATTGGTTTACCAGATCAAATATATAGTAATATAACTATAAATAATTCTATAATGACAGACGAAGAGCTTTTACAATTACATTATGATCATGATGTTTTGATATATCCTAGTTATGGTGAAGGATTTGGATTTATTCCTCTACAATCTTTAGCAACTGGAATGCCAGTTATTTGTACATCTGCATGGTCTAATTATAAAAACTATTTAGGACCACTAGCACTGAAATCAGAATTAATATATTCTGAATGGCAGTTTCCACATCCAGGAAAAGTATTTGAGCCAGACTATAAACATCTAGTTGAACTTATGAGAGACATTGCATTTAATTTTAAAGCATATTCAGGATATTACTTTGCTCAGTCAACTAAGATTGTTGAAGAATACAATTGGTTGCGGTTGACCAATAATGCTTTTGATCCTATATTTAAAAAGTTTTCATAACCCCTTCCCTCGCTAAACTTCTTTTGGTAGAATTAGATTCTTAATAAAAAAATCAATCCGTTAGGCGGAAGAAAAGGTGACTCTAAATGTCAAGAACTATTGAAAACCCGTATGAAAATTTTATCGCATTATCTCGTTATGCTAGATGGATACCAGAAGATAATCGTCGTGAAACATGGGGGGAAACAGTAGATAGATATTTTGACTTTATGTTAAATTCACTAGATAAGCAACATGGATATACTCCAGATGAAAAATTAGTTGCAGAGCTAAAAGATTTTGTTTTCAATAGAAATGTAATGCCTTCAATGAGATCTGTTATGACTTCAGGAGCAGCATTAGAAAGAGATAATGTTGCTGGATATAATTGTGCATTCCTACCAGTTGATTCTCCCCGCTCATTTGACGAAACAATGTATATCCTTATGTGCGGAACTGGTGTAGGGTTTTCTGTTGAGTACAAGTATATTAATAAACTTCCTGCCGTCCCAGAATCATTAGAAAAATCAACAACAGTAATTACTGTAGAAGATTCTAAGCAGGGTTGGGCAAAAGCATATCGTGAACTTCTCGCATTGCTTTGGTCTGGTCAGATTCCAGCAATAGATGTTTCTAAAGTAAGACCATCTGGTGCAAGACTTAAAACAATGGGTGGAAGATCTTCTGGGCCACAACCACTAGTTAACCTATTTGATTTTACAATTGCAAAATTTAAAAATGCTACTGGCAGAAATCTAAAACCAATTGAATGTCATGACATTATGTGCAAGATCGGCGAAGTTGTTGTAGTTGGCGGAGTTCGTCGTTCTGCAATGATTTCCCTTTCAAATATTAATGACATTGAAATGGCTCAAGCTAAATCTGGTAACTGGTGGGAAGCAAGTCCACAGAGAGCTCTATCTAATAATTCTGTTGCATATTCTCGCAAACCAGAAATGGAACAATTTATTGCAGAATGGAAATCTCTTTATGATTCAAAATCAGGAGAGCGTGGAATCTACAACGTTGCAGCAGCCCAGGCCCAGGCAGCAAAGTTTGGAAGAAGAGATCCAAATATACACTATGGAACTAACCCATGCTCAGAAATTATTCTTCGTCCATATCAGTTTTGTAACCTGTCAGAAGTTGTATTACGTGAAAAAGATACAAAAAAGGATATTGAGCGAAAAGTAGAGTTAGCAACAATACTAGGAACATGGCAATCAACATTAACAGATTTTAAATATCTTCGTAAAATATGGAAAGATAATACAGAAGAAGAACGTCTGCTAGGTGTATCTTTAACTGGACAATTTGGACATAAATTTATGTCTGGCAAAGAAGATTTAATTTCATTAGAAGCATTTTTAATGTCACTAAGAGAAAAAGCAAGAGAGGTAAATAAAGCAGAATCTGAGAAAATTGGGATTCCAGAATCTGCAGCCATTACTTGTGTAAAGCCTTCAGGAACAGTATCCCAATTGGTCGGGGTGTCTTCAGGAATGCATGCATGGCATTCTCCATATTATATTAGAACAGTTCGTGGTTCTAAAGGAGATCCAATTTCTGTTTTCTTAAAAGAAGTGGGGATTCCAGTAGAAGATGATGTAATGAAACCAAATGATACTTATGTATTTTCATTTCCAGTAAAAGCACCAGAAGGTGCAATTGTCAGAAATGATTTAACTGCAATTGAACATTTAAATATTTGGTTAGTATATCAACGTGCTTGGTGTGAACATAAGCCATCTATTACAGTTTCAGTAAAAGAAGATGAATGGATGGAAGTAGGTGCTTGGGTATATAAGCATTTTGATGAAGTGTCTGGTATCTCATTTTTGCCGCATTCAGATCATTCATATCGCCAAGCCCCATATACAGAAGTTTCAAAAGAAGAGTACGATGCCGTTGTTTCTAAGATGCCAAAAGAAATTCGTTGGGAAGATTTATCTTTCTACGAAACAGAAGACGGCACATCTACAAATGCTACTTTGGCCTGTAGTTCAGACGGTAACTGCGAGCTTGTAGATATTTCTGCTTAATGGTAGAATAATACTATTGGGAGGCAGCTCCCAAAATTCTGGGCATACCGCCCAAAATGGAGGATCAAATGAAAAAAGATCTAAATAATGATGGAAAGGTTACAATGACAGAAGAACTTCTAGCAGCTCTAGGAACTTATGCAAGAGCATTTCTTTCAGCAGCAATTGCCCTGTACATGACAGGAAATACAAATCCAAAGGATTTACTAATGGGTGGCATAGCAGCTATTGCGCCAGTTATTTTAAAGGCTTTAAGCCCATCAAACCAAGAATTTGGTTTCAAATCTACTAAGTAATTAGTGTATGATTAGGATTACTCCTATGCTAAAATAAGCATAGGAGTTTTTCCTATTTAGGGAGTACTAGCAAATGGCAGGACAAAAAAATTGGGAAGTGGATCAAAATGCCACTTTCTCTTTCATCGTTGATTATAAAGATCCAGATGGAGTACCCATCGATCTTACTGGTGCGTCTGCTAAAATGCAGGTCCGTGATACAAAAGGCGGAAGCAAATTAGCATTTACATTAACATCACCAAGCGGTGGAATTACTTTGGACCAACTTGCTGGAAATCTTACAATAAAAATGACTCCTACTCAAACTAATAAATTGTTTTACCCAAAATCCTCTTACGATATTATGCTTACTGATTCCAATCTAAATAAGACTAAGATTCTAGAAGGATTTATAACCTTATCAAGATCGGTGACAATATAATGGCAGACATAGTAAGTTCCATATCATCTAGAAATCAAGTCACAGTTACCGTTCCTGGACCACAAGGGCCAAGAGGTAAAACAATATTAAATGGCAATGGTGCTCCCTCAAATAATAATGGATTAAAAGATGATTATTATTATGATGTAGATACTTACACATTCTATGGCCCAAAGTTATCAGATATAACTTGGGTTGGTGCACAAACAGCACTTTTAGCAGGTGGAACAGGTGGAGATTATGCATACTGGTCCTCATGGGAAGTCGGATCAATAACAGGTCCAGTAGATAATGTATATTCAAAAACAATAACACACAATTTAGGATTCTATCCCAATGTAACAATTAAGGATAGCGCAGGAAATGTATTGGAAACAGGAATAGATTATAATAGTATTAACCAAATAACGCTGACAATGGCTCAACCATTTTCAGGGACAGCGTACCTGTCTTAAGGAGATAAGAAGATGGCAAGAAAATATGTAGTAGGAATAGATCTCAACAAAAATGAGCTATTAAATGCAAGAATTCAAAATTTATCAACTGCACCAACGAGTCCAGTTGTTGGTCAAATTTACTTTGACACAAACTTAGGATATTTACGTTCATGGAATGGCACTGCTTGGATTAACACAAGCACAGGTGCACAGGGCGCAACTGGTACAACTGGTTCACAGGGTACGACTGGTACAACTGGTTCACAGGGTACGACTGGTACAACTGGTTCACAGGGTACGACTGGTACAACTGGTTCACAGGGTACGACTGGTACAACTGGT